AGCATTGCGCTAAGTATTATGCTATCCTTAACTGTAAAATTAGCACTTTTAAATACAAGTAAACCTGCTGCTAAAATAACTACAGCAGCGGCTGCAATAATTAAAGCTGCAGAACCTTTTATAACATCTCCTTCAATCTTACTAATCAAAAACATCACGCCTACAAGTGCGACTATTAAAATAAGTATAGGCCAGCTTGCGCCTAATCCGGCCTTCATTTCCTCAGAATATTTGCCAATAACATATAATATTATACCGGCTAAAGCAACTGCAAGTATCATGACAACAAGAGCTTTAACGCCATCATAAATGGTAGAATCCATCATGTCGATCAGTGCCATTAAACCGATAAGAGCACCTATCACTACCAGTATAGGCCAAGATGCTATCATGCCATCATATAGCTCACTATAAAATTTACTTGCTAAGAATAAGATAAGTCCTACTATACCTACAACTGCAACCATTAAGAAAAGTGCTCTAACGCCATCCATTATTGTATTACTGAGTGAATCAATAATCATCATTAAAAATACAAGAGCTCCTATTGTTAGCAATATTGCTATCATGCCAACGAATCCTTTCCAAAGTTCAGCATATACTAAACCTGAAAGATATAATATAATACCGACAAGGCCGACGACCGCAGCCATTAATAACAGTGCTCTTATACCATCTCCGATCGTATCACTCAGTCCATCGACCAGTGTCATTAAAAATATCATGGCACCTATGGTTAAAACAATGGCGACCATTCCAATTAATCCTTTCCACAGTTCAGCATAAACAAGACCTGCTAAATATAAAGCAATACCAAATAAGAATACAGCTGCCGCCATATACATAAGAGCTTTGGCGCCATCTAATATATCTTTGCCTGTTTTATCACCCAGCGCCTTAGTAAAGAGCCATAAGAACCCTAGAATGACACCAAGGACTACAGGTGCCGCGACTATTGCCATCAAGTAAATAGGAAGAGCAACTATTATTGCTAGACCAAATAATATAATAGCACCTGCCATCAGCATTAAGCCCTTTGCGGTATCACTTACTGTTTTACCTATGTCCTTTATTTTGACGAATGAATCTGCTAACTTTTCAATGCCTGCTACAAATTTATCAACAGCTTCTTCAGGTAGTTGACTGAAATCTTTAACAGCGCCCACGATTCTTTGTAAAGCAGGACCAAACACCTTGGCATTGTTAATCATTTCCTTTTGATCCTTGTCAGTCATTTGTTTTTCCTGACGTTTCAAAAGAACCTGTGTTAACTTGTCCTGTGCCTTTAAATTAAGCTTGATTATGTTCTGCAGTTCATTGATGGCAATAACTATTGTATTGCCTGTAAAAAAGTAGTTCTTAATCTCTTCGAGATTAGCCACCATCTTACCCTGGTTTTCGGTAGAAAGATTTTCAAAAGGATTTTTAAATAGGCTAAATGCCATCCATCAACTAGAATTTTTTAGGCAAGTTAAAGCCGCTGCTGCTAGGCATTTTATATGACGGCGAACTTGGTAGCTTTGGAGTATTTATTGACCTACTCATTTCAGATTGTTGACGCTTCATATCCCTGGACATACTGGAAGACTTATATTCTTCTTGTTGCTCTTTCTCTCCTTCTTTTTTCTTTTCTAAGAAGTCTTTGAGATTCTGCATTGTGTACTCCAGTTCATAGTATGGCATTGCTTCTATTTCAGAAGGCTGCATTCTCAGATAGTGATAGAGATAGAACTTAACTTTAAAGAAGTTCTCCAGAGATATCTGAAACAACGAAAAGATCTTTGATTCCGCCGCGAAAGTTAATAGCTGCAGTGACCTCGGCACCGCATCCTTTACATGTGCAAACTACGTCTGGTTTTACACCGACTTTTACCTTTTCAGCTAGTCTATAATGCAATGTGTATTTTGTATCATCCCAGCCCTGGAAGTCAACTTCACTGTTAAAGATATCCTTTTCTGTAAAGTTTCTCCATTCGTGTTGGATATATGGCAGGATTTGTATATGAGCTTTATCCCAGTTTTCGCCGTTTCTTTCTTTTTCACGTATGTACTTTGTAACAACTTGCATTACACCTATAGTAGGTGGCTTCATGTAGATAGTACCAGACGATTTGGTTTGAATAGAAAGAACTCGTTGAAACTCGTCATAATATTTCATTAAGTCTTCTGGTATAGAATTAAATTGCAGATTTTCATTTGCAATTTCAATTACGTTTTCTGTATTGCAATCTGCACAGTTTTTCTTAACCTGTAACTTGTTTTCACCCTTGCTAAATGTAAGAGCTCTGATTGCTAGAATTATATAGATGCGATCTTCTTCTAAAAGATCCTTCCAGCTCATTACCCTTGTCTTGGTGCGAATCTTTGTACAATTCTGAACTATATTATTTAGCTTTTCATCAACATCAAAAAGATCACGCTCCTGTAATGTAGAGAAATGTCTAATCTCTGCAACTTTGGCTGGTCTGATTTGAATTTCAATATCACGTGGATAGAATAAACCACGAGAAGGCAAGTCTTCTGAATACACAGGATGAAATCCCAGGAACATATCAGACTTAAGTTCTTCTGATGGGTCTACCTGGCCACCTTTTCCTTTCTTGATGTCAACTTTACCTAGGCCGTCTTTTTTCGCAGATTCTTTTAGTTTCTTTGCGTTTTCAATATAAGGATCATTAATAGGTTGTTGATTTTGTTGTTCTTCAACCAGTCTTTTCATTTCCTCTTCGCTAAGATGTTCATTGTTACTCATTACTTAAAATTTTATTTTTTTCAAACGAATCTATCAGGTTCTTTATTGTTATACGCAGATAGCTTGATATTGATTCAGGTTTTTTACCTTCTTCAATAGCCCTTTGATATAGATGTGCATGTAACTTATTGAGATCTTCTTTAGATAAAAGAACCTGGACCCTTTCTGTAAGATTTTCATCGCGTGCCATTTATTAATTAACGCTTATTTATACTATCATAGTATTATACTATTATACTATCATAGTATATATATGACCAGACCCTAAAAAGCCGGAATATCTTCCGGCTTTTTAATATTAAATACTAAATAAATGATTAGTTAAGCTCTTCGATCCAGTTATCACATCTCCATGTCATGTCTAACGCAACAGGATCAGCTGCACCATAATCTAGACCGTCCATTGTAGCTGGATTTCCGGTAGGGAAGCAATCAAGAAGTGTAAGCTTTCTGTGAATATTACCTTGGCGATCATACATTACTATAATCATTGTACCAACGTAGTCCTTTTTAAGACCCATTGCACCCGTTGCAGGGTCGTATATCTTCTTATACCAATCTCTTAACGTTTTGTAGATATAGTTTTGATTAGCATCGTTCAAGTTCAAAGAGAAGTTGACAGCTACATCAATATGAGTTTGACCTGGCATACCAGCATAGCTTCTTTCAGCGAATTTGTATTTTTGTGCCACAGCATCTATTGCTGGGTTCACTCCTGCTAAACCACCTACTGTATTAACATGCTCTAGTAAAAGAGAACCATCTATTCCATTAGGTGGAATGATAGTAACTTCATACAAATTACCTTGTATCGGTTCATACAATTTAGTAGCGGCTTTAGAATTATTATAATGTGGTAAACCTGCCATTTTTTATTGAATTATTTTAGGTATATATTGTTTTTTGCGTTATATTATGAAAGGCCCAGTTTACCTGGGCCTTTGTATAATTATGCGAATTGACCTGTTGCAATAGCACCTGTTCTAAGAATTGTTGTTCTGTGAACTAATATTTCTAGACCTTTAACTGGTTCAACATAAGTATCAAGAATACCCATGTTATTATCTATTACGTCTGGTGTATTATTAGTAGTGTCCATTACATTCTTGAAATCGTATACGCCTTGATCTCTTTTAACACTGTTCATGAAGTTGTCAGCCAATGTTTTAATCTCTAAGCGAGTCTGAGCTGTGTTAAATTCGAACAAGTAGTTTTTAAGAATAGATGCAATACCATCTTGTATGTATATTAACACCTCTCTTACGTGTACACTAGATAGAGCAGACTTCACGTTTTGTTGTGCTGTCTTGTTGCCATGTATCTCAATACCAACACCTCTTTGGAAGATGATTGGGTTAAGACCGAATGGTTCAATGTAGTCTCTGTCATCTTTGTCCCAGTTAACTTCAAGACCAATTAAGCCTCTTCCTGTTAGTACACCTCTTCTTGGACCTGCAACGATTGACCAAGGTAAAGCGTTTGCATATTTGTCAATAAAGTTGTTAGAAACAAATCCTGAAGGAGGTATAGTGATATTCTTACCTCTGTCTCTAATTAAAAGATAAGGAGAGTAAAATGCACCATAGCTTGAACCTTGTGATATAGTTGGAAGACCATACACGAATGTAGGATTCAATGTTAAATCACCGCCTTCTGATATAAATCTTGCTTGAAGTATACCACTGCTGTCAGTAAATCTAGGATTCATAGAATCTTTAAAGTCTTGTGCAGAAGGTGCGTTTAAGATTGCAAGTACATTTTGTCTTGCTTTAGCAAGTGCAGTGAACTGATATTTAGAACGAACTTGAATACCTAGACCAAATCCGTCTACTAGATATCTAAAGCTAATTGCATCTTTGTCTATCAAAGCATTGTATAAATTTGTACCTGCACCGATAGTCTCGTCTACTATCTCATTAAATCTATCTTCTGTACCGTTTGGTAGATGATATAATGGATTTAGAGTAAAGCCATTAAGTGCAAATAATTTATAAGAGTCGATTACTGATTCAATTGCTTTATATCTTTCAACAGAGCTTATTGTGTAGCTACCTGCAGCAATTGTATTAGTCTTTATTTCTTGATCGCAATAGATGTGTAAAACTTGGTTAGGTGCAATACCTTCTTTTGAAATCTTTGTAATTCTAGTAAGTCTAGATTCACCGTTAGGTCCAAGTTCAGTTGCTACTAAATAATCTCCTACGTCTACTTTACCTACAGAAGTATCGTAAACAACGTTTATTTCGTTTGCAGGTAAACCAATGGTGTCATAAACTTCCATTACATCGTTTATTTTTCCTGCAAGTGATTGAACGATAAATGCAGATGAATCTATAGTGTTATCTGAAGCAACATAGTTACCCCATGTAGGCAATGCTATAGGTGTAGTAAACTCTTCGTCTGTATAACCTGTTACTGTTACGATAGGAACATAGTAGTAAGTTCCTGCTGACAAGATATATGCATTACCTCCTGAGTTGCTAGATGCATCGTCAGTGTATGCTACGTCATTAAGAGCCCATTGATAATATAAGAATGTTGGGTTACCTCCTATTGAAGTGTATACTATATCGCCAGTTGTTGTAATAGCTGTATTCCAGTCAGTATATGCCTGGTTGTAAGCTTCAAATTCATAATAGTCATATGTTGAATTTATCCAGTTATTACCTGCTGGCTTGTAAATGATCGCAAGTTTCTGTGCTGTTACATCTAATTCCCATCCAGCGATTTCTACACTAAGTCCAACATAAAGATATCCTGCAGCTTCAGTAACTGAAACAACAGGCGCCCATTTGTAAGATGATGCACCGTCACTAAATAGAATGTAAGAACCAACTGTACGTTGTGTAACGCCTTGTCCTGCAATGTTACTTTCTATGTTATTGTACAATGCACTGTATTGACTATGAGTGTTACTTATTTTAACTACATAGTTTGCAATGTTTGCACCAAATGAAGATGGAAGATCTCCACTGGTTACAGCAGGAGGCGTTTGAGATGCACTGCTCTCTCCGGCAGAAATTAAATAGAAAGAAATATCTTCAGATGTATTTACATCAATAAGATTCTCTACGGTTTCTGTAGAAGTATATTCAATGTCATCTTTAATTGCTCTGTCGTAGGACAAGAACTTGATTCTATTAAATGTAGGATCATTGTTTGTCTTGTTCTCAATATTATGTCCAACTAAATCAATACCAGCTTCTGTGCCGCTTATAACATCATCCGCATCGAATAAAGTTTTATTGATAGCGCACAATAAACCTGTTTGTGCTGTATCAAAGTTTACAAG